TGATCGACCCGGATCTGGTCGATCACGTGCCCAGCGAGACCGACCCGATCGCCGGCTTCGAGATTCGCACCCCCAACGCCTCGGTGCAGTCCGTCAACTACCTGCCGCGTTACGACCCGAAAGCGGGTGTCGACAAGCAGCCGCACGCCATGCTGTGGATCCGCGCGCCCCACCCGCTGATCATGTGGGAGGGCATGAGCCCGGTGCAGGCCGCCGGCCTGTCCATCGACCTCGATCACTATGCCCGGATCTACAACCGGCGCTTTCTGCAAAACGACGGCCGGCCCGGCGGACTGCTCGCGGTCAAGGGCGTGGCCAGTCGCGACCAACTCGAACTGATCCAGGCCCAGTTCACCGGCGGCCCGGAGTCGGCTGGGCGCACCACCGTGGTGCAGGCCGACTCGCTCAGCTACGCCGACACCTCCGGCTCGCCGCGGGACATGATGTGGGGCGAGTTGTCGAAAGCCACCAAGGAGGAGGTGGCGATGGTATTTGGGGTGCCGCGCTCGGTGATGGGCGACGCCCAGGGTGAGACCTTCGACAACACGGACGCGGACTGGGCCATGTTTTGGGAAGGCCGAATGGATTCGCTGACCGGCCAGCTCGACGATCAGCTCGACATCCTCACCGGCGGCTACGACGACGAGCTGTACTTGCGCCACGACCTGTCGAAGGTGTGGGTGCTGGGCCGACACCGGCGCGAAGAGGCCGACCGGGCGGCGGCCGACCTCGAGCGCGGTGCGATCAACTACGACGAATACCGCGAAGCTACCGGACGCAAAGCACTCAAGGTACCGGCCACCCAGGTGCTCTGGCTGCCAGCCAACGGCAAGATGGCGGCGGCCAAAGATGACGAGCAGGTACAGGCTGCGGTAGAGACTCCCTTCGCGATGATCGGCGGCGGCGCGATGGCGCCGGAGGAGGTCCCCCCAGTACAGGACGGCGAGCCGGGCCAGCTTCCGGCCGCGGCCAACGGCAAGCCCACCATGCGGCTACTGCCGGCCGGCCGGCGCAACTCCGGCGGCCCCGACCCAGGATTGGACTCGGGGGCGCGCGAAGGCCTGGAGGGTAAGCAGGGCCCCCCGCGAACCAGTGGCTCCACCTCTGGAGCCGCTACCTGGTGCTGACCTCCCACCACTGCCCAGCTCAGCCGTGGAGATCATCGAAGCCAGCCCCGATCCGCCGCAGGGATCGATCCGGGATGCCGCCGCCGCGCTCGCCGAACAGCAGGCCGAGGAAAGCGACGCGGCCATCGCGCTGGCCCTGGCCGCCTACCTGGATCGCATCCGCGGAGTGACCCGCTCGCGGATGCGCGGCCCGGCCGCCCGCCGGGACACCCGGTGGTGGGTGGACGGACAGGGCGCGCCACCACGTGGCAGCAAGCCGATCGACGCGGATTCCGTGATACCCGATCGCCTGGTCGACGAGATCGACGCCGCGTTGCGGCCGGTGATGCAACGCATCGCCCGCGACGTGGCGACCGAGACCGCGCGACGACTCGGAGTGCAGATCACCCCCAATGACGGTGGTGATCCGTTCACGACCGACGACGCCGAGCTTCGCCGCGCGGTGGACGAGGCCATGGACATCCTTGCCGGGGTGGCCAGGCGACACGCCAAGGTCATCCGCACCGAGCTGCTCGCCGCCGACGCCGAATCCGACACATTGGACGAGGTGCTGGCCCGTATCGACACCGCCTACGCCACTGGCGGCGGCTGGCTGATGATGGCCGGCCGCACCGTCGGTACGGCACTGCGTCACGATGCGGCGGTCAGCCAGGCCCGTGCACTGGGGGTCACCCACGCGCAGTGGCTGACCAAGCGTGACGCCGCCGTGCGATTGACCCACCGCAAGGCTGACGGTCAGGTTCGGCTACTCGACGACCGGTTCCAGGTGGGGGCCTTCCGGCTGCGCTTTCCGGGCGACCCCACCGACCTGCCAGAATCGTGGCCGGTTATCGCTAACTGCCGGTGCGGCCTCCTGTTCGGCCGGCCCGACCAGGCTCGTGTCGCCGCCGCCCGACTGATCCAGAAGGCGTTGGGCGAGTCGTCCGGCGCGGAGAATTCGGCGACGCGAGCCCTGCTGGACGCGGCCCGGCGGGCTGATCCGATTCCGGTACCGGACGGGGTGGACCTGCCCGGCCCGGCCTACCGGGTGCGAACGCCCCAGGCCGTCATCGGCTACCGGTCGCTGAGTTCGGCGCCAGACGCCGCGGTCGGCCAATGGGTGGTGCTGGCCGCGCCGGTGATCCTGGGCCTGCTGGCCGCGAAAACGGCTACCCAACTCGTCGTGGCGATCCCGGCCGCCACGACGCTCACCGTGGTGGGCGGCGCGATCGTGCTGGACCAGACCGCGCTCGAGGTGATCGGCACCAGCCCCGAAACCACCGCCGCCCGGGTGGTGGCGATCGACTAGCGCCTACCCGCCCTGGCCGGCATCAACGATGGCCCTGGCCAGGTGCAGCGTGTATGTGACCGGCTTGCCCAGTAACGATGGGGATATCGCACACATCTCGAGCGCGGACCGGAACATCATGCGGATCGGCTCCCGCGCCGATTCTGGCTGGACCACGTCAAGGTGCGCCAACGCCTCCGACAGGAGGACGGACGCGCTGCGGGGTGTGTAGTCCATCATCCGTATCCTTCTACGGCCATCGGGGACACCTGCGAGTCTCCCGCGCGTCGCATCGGGCGCGATGTCGCAACGCTGCGACGATGAGCGCCATGGCCAACGACATTGGCGGCGCTGGCATGGTCGCCTTGGTGCCCGACGAGGCTTCCCGGGCGGCACTGGCGCTGACCAGCGGAGCGGCCGAGGCGCCGAATGGGCTGCACCTGACGTTGACCTACCTGGGCGATGATGCCGTGTCGATGCCGCAGGAGCGACGACTGGCCCTGATGAGCGCGGCCACCGGCACGGCCACCTCGCTGCACCCGGTCGTCGCCCGCGCCTTCGGTCACGCCACGTTCAATCCGGACGACGACGCGGCCTGCGCGGTTTACCTGGTTGGCGACTCCGATGTCATCGACATTCTGCGCTCCACCTTTGATGGCTACGCCTCGAATCAACAGCACGCGCCGTTTATCGCCCACGTCACCGCCGGCTACGGCCGGGCCGCCGCCGATCTGTCGTTCACCGGGCCGGTGGTGTTCGACGCGTTGCGGGTGGCGATCGGTGAGATCAGTACCGATATCCCGCTGACCGGACCGCCGGCCACGGAAGGGAAGGAAGCCGTGGACACCGATTCCGATCTTGAGGTCAAGCGCGAAGTGAGCACTGCCAAGCGTGAGAAGCTGGCGGATCAGGGCAAGGCCCTGCCGGACAAGTCGTATCCGATGGAGACGATCGGCGACCTGGCCAACGCGATCAAGGCCTATGGCCGCTGTCCGGAGGAGAAACGGCCGGCGCTGCGCAAGTTGATCATGAAGAACGCGCGGCGACTCAAGGCGCTGAACATGGTCCCCAAGGACTGGTCGGAATCCAAGTCGCTGCACCCGGGCACCGCCGACGACTTCACCGCCGGGGTACTGCTCGGCCTGGCCGGCCTGCTGGAGGCCGACATCCTCGAACTGAAGGCGGGGCCACCCGGGCACACCTACCCGAGCCCGGACCCGGGCGCGGCGAAGCTGCGCGCGTACTGGACCCGTGGCGAGGGTGCGGCGAAGATCAGATGGGGAACGCCGGGCGACTTCAGGCGCTGTGTGCGGCATATGCGTAAATTTGTCGCAGAACGCGCCGAGGGGCTGTGCAATATTTACCATAGGAGCGCCATCGGGGTGGCACCCGGCCAGGAGCACAAGGGCGGTCCGCTGTGGGTTCCCGACGCCGAAGCGCCCGGTGGCTGGCGCGCCGACTACCCGGCCTGGCAACTGGACATCGCCGACGGGAGCGAGGTCAAGGCGCGCACCGCCTACGCTGAGCTGGGCGACGACGAGGTGATCAACAGGCTGGACGGCTTCGCCGCCATGTCGGAGAGCATCGCGACCACCGACGACGATGAAACCACCGAAGAGATCTACCTCGAGGGCGTCGACACCAATATCGACTGGCAGCTTCAACCCGACGGCACGCTGGACGATCCCGCCGAGCTGGATTCCGCGTCCACCACGGACGACGAGGAGCCCGACGACGACTCGCCGGCCAGCCTGTTCGACTGGATGAGGGAACGCCGGGAGGGGCAGTGAGTGCGGCGAGCGCCGGCCTGGAGTTCAAGACTCTCGCGGTTCTCGACCAGCCGATGCCGATGCCGACGCCACAGGGTGTGGCGCCGGCACCACAAGGTGTGGTGACCGCACTGGTGGCGGTGACCGGGATTCGCGATCACGTCGGCGACGTGATCACCCCCGGCGCGTTCGCCCGCACCCTGCGCGAGCGCACCTCACACCCCCGGCTGTTGCACAACTGGGGTCGCCAGATCGGACACACGCTCTGGCTCAAAGAGCTACTGCCGGGCGACGCCGCGCTGCCGCCGACCGCGCCGGACGGAACGGCTTGGCCCAGGGAAGCCGGTGCGCTGGTCGCACAGTTCCAACTAGACTTGTCCACAAAGGACGGCCGACGCGCCTTGTCGTGGGCGCAAGGGAAACTCGGCTCACCGCCCTGGTACTCGATCGGCTACGTACCAGTCAATCCGCGCCGCCTCGGTACCACTCGACACCTGGACGACCTGGATCTGTGGGAATACTCCATGGTGTATCACCCGGCCAACGGGCTGGCTGGGCAGGTGGACTTCAAGGGCTTGTCTAACCTGATAAGCTCGGAGCACCAACTGCCTCCTCCGGAGATCGAGGTCAAGGTGCGCTACGTGCGAGACGCCCGCTACTGGGGTTACCCAGTGGGCACCCCCATCACCGAGACGATGCGGCCCAAGGGACGCGGCGCGGTCGCCCTACGTCAAGCCGGCCGGGTGCCGGCGCGCACCGTCGGTACCACCCCCGAGAAGCCTGCGCGGACTGACGCCGAGGAGCCGGCCTGGACTGACACCGAAATGTCAATTTCCAGGCTGGGCACCATGCGTATCAAAACCGAGGGCTTGAGTGAAGAACATGTTGCCCGACTAGCTGAGAAGTATCGAAAAAAGGGTTACCAAGATTCGCCAATCCAGGTAGAGGAGACTAACCGGGAGTCCATCGTCACCGATGGCCATCATCGACTCGCGGCGGCCGAGCGGGCGGGTATCAAGAACCTGCCTGTCAGAGTCTTCAAGAACACCCCCGAGGGGCGTCGCGCCGCCAATCGAGCAATGTCTGAAGCGGAGCTGGCTAAAACCCAACCAAGAGAGGCTCGCCGCAAGGTGCCCAAACCGGAGGAGGAAGAGCCGGAAGGCCTGTTCTCCGAGCCGGACACCAGCGGCCGGGTACGGGCCGGCGCGGCGGCCACCGGTGATATCGAAGGCGCGACGACCAGCCTGATCGAGGCGCTGGGAGATGAGCGTTACGGCGACCCGGCCGCGGCGATCAAGGGGCTGCTGCACGAGGGGGTCACGCCGGCCGAGCTGGAAGAGGATCTGCGCGGCTCCGATCGGTGGTCCAGTTCGCTCTCCGACGCCGAACGCGACGACCTGATCGCATCCGCGCTGGCCGACTACCGCAACGCCTACCGCGAGCGCGTCGCCCAGCAGACCGCGCGCCGCCAGGCCGCCGCCGAGTGGACGCCGCCCAGCCGCGAAACCTTCGACCGGATCGCCCAGGAGGCCACCCGCGCCCTGGAGTCCTTTGAGGAACAACACCTCGCCGACGCGTTGGCCAAGCTGGGACACGACGATCCGGAGGGCTTCGTCGCGCACCTGCTCGGTGAGAACACGAAGATACGCAAGGCCAGCGCGGAACTGAAAAAGTACCTCGACGACCGTCGCGAATCGACCGAATCCTCCGGCGATATCACCGAACGGCTCGGCGATCTGTCCACACGCGACGATCAAAATCTGTTGGACACGCGTGCCAGCGTCGCGGCCGAACTGAACACCGATGACGAGACCGTCATCGCCGCCGCCGAGACCGCGCTCGACACCGAGATCAAGCGACGCGGCATCATCGCCATCGGCGACACCAGGCCCGGCGACGTGTTCGAGTTCGAAGATCGGCGCTACCACGTCGCGCCCGACGGGCACATGGTCGATCCGGAAGGCGAGGTCGCCAACCTGCCGCGCACCGCCTACCGCACCCGAGCCGCGAAGCTGATCGAACGCGACGCACCCGTGCCCGCTCGCCGCATCGACACCGAGCAGCTCGCCGCCAGCGCCGAGCACGTGGTGTCCGACGCACCGGCCGCGAAACTGAGTCCGCAGGAATATTCGCGGGGCGGTCAGCGGGCCGACGCCCGGCGCACCCGGGCGCGGCGCATCGAGACGGAACGAGAGCAGGCCGGCCGCGAAGCCGGCTACGCGGCAGCCGCCGACGCGCTCGCCGACGCCGCACCCGCGCAGATCGACCTGGGTACATTGCAGGCCCGTCGGCTCACCATCGGCCAGCAGTCGGAACGCCGCCGCCCGGTCGAACTGGCGGGCGGCGGGCGGCTCGCCATCGTCGGCGGTGGCAGCAAGGGATGGAGTGTCGTCACCGGCGCCAACATGACGCTCGTTCACGCGGGGGACTTCGAGGAAATCAAACCACCGGGCAAGCTCGCCATGCGCAACCTCGCCAACCGGCTCGCCTCGCTGACCGACGCGCAAGGACGGCCCGCACCGTTCACCGCCACCTTCGACCAGACCGGCGGCACCAACCAGCCGGACTGGGTCCGCGGCTGGCGCGACGAGCAGGGTCGCAGCCTGCCCGAAGCCGTGGTCGCCGCGACCGGTGCGTGGGCAGCCGAGAACGGCCTGACCTATCGACGCAAGCCCGCCCACTACGGCAGCGCCCTCACTGTGCCCGGCGGTATCCCGGACGCCGACGGCTTCCGCACGCGCCGGGCCGACGAGATCGCGCCCGGCGACGAGGTGCGCAAACCCGATGGCACGATCGTCACCGTTGCCGACACCGGGCTGCACCTCTACAACAGGGAACTCGGCGACGACCAGATTCGACTCACCGATGACACGGTGGCCACCGTCGCCGAACTGGCCGGGCGCGATCTCGGTGAAGCTCCGGCACCGCAGCCCGGCCAACGGCTGCGCACCGCGGCCGAGATGCGTCCGCGTTACAGCGCGCCCAGCACCGAGGTGGCGGTGCGCTTCGCTGGCGACCCGGACAGCCCCGAGGCTCGGCGCGACCCCGGTATGGGGCCGATCCCAGCCACCGCGACACCACCCGGCAACCCGATCACCATCGCGCCGGAGCAGTGGGAGCGACGCTGGCCGGACTACCAGCGGCCTTACCCCACCGGCATGCGGATGGCCGTGTCACCGGCCGAGCAACCCGATGGCCGACGGGACAACTCCCCGAAGACGGGGGCGCTGCTGGCCCGAACCGAGAGTGTCGCGGGCGACGAGTTCCAGACGGTGCGCTACGACGACGGCACCTATGACCAGGTCAAGGTCACCGCGTTGCGACATACGGCCACCCGGCCCGATTCGCCGACCTATGTCGTAGACCCCACGCCGGAGCAGATCGACGCCGCGCGAACCGCATGGGGATTGCCGTCCGAGCGCGGCGAACCGGCGCCACTCGCGCCACCTGCACGGTCGGAACCCGCAGTCGAGCCCGCGCCGATCCTGCCGCCCCTGGCCCAGCAGGTACGCGACGCCATCGCCGCCATCTCCTCGCCGCATTTGTCGAACAGGCTTACCGACGGCGCGCTGCCCGGCGACACCGGCATCGCCATGCGCTCCACGGCGATCATGTTGCATCCCAGTCGCGCCAAGAAAAAGCGGGGCGATCCCGTTCAAGGTGGGCAGCGATCGGCGAAAGCATACCCCGACCAGGCTGAGGGTGTGGCCAACGGGTACGTCGCCATCGCCGATGCGCTCGACAGTCTCGTCTTTGGCGACGAGGGCGACCGCGGCGACGGTTACGGCGGGATCTCGAACTACCTGCGGACGCTTGCCGGCGCGATGCGCGACCCGGGCACCCCGGGACCGCCGACACCGAAGTCGGAGCCGCGCGCGGTCGCCCTGGATCGCATCCGACAAGCTATTGACCGACTTGATCGACAGGGCATGATGCCTGGCGGATCGCCGGGGCTGGCCAGTCTCGCTGGGATGCTGCGACAATTCACCGCCGATGGAGCGGACGTACATACATCGCCGGATGGCCGGCTCGCCGCCGTTCATAACGGACGAACGTGGGTTACGGTTGACACCCTGGGCGGGCAAAGTCTGCCTGCCAACGGCGATCTCACCCCCCGGGAGATCGACGACGCGTTGCGCCAACTCGGCGCCCTGGACATTCCATGGGGCGACGAGGCCGCGATGATGCAGCGCTGGTCAGACCCCGAGGTGCGGGTGGTCGATCAGCGCGAGGTGCGGGCGATTCTGCGAAGTGATTCAGCGTCGGAACCCGAACCGCCGCCGCCCGTAGTTGAGATTCCGCAAGAGCAGCTCGACGAGGCCGCTGTGCTCTCCGACGAGATGCTCGGCGTCACCGAGCAGCCCGACGGCACACTCGAAGCCAGCCCTGAGGTTGCCGACCGCCAGGACCGAGTGACCGGATTGTTGGACGCCCGCGAGGCGGGTACGTACGTGCTCGCCGAGCGCGACGCCGCTCAGCTCACCGCCGACCGCAATGATTTACGCGACGAGCTGCGTCTGCAAACGACGCTGGAGCGTCGAGCATCGACGCCCGCACCGTGGTCGGCGAGCGGTCGTCAGGGCGCTGTTGAGCCGCCAAGTCCAGGGTGGGGCCAAATTTATGGAGGCGGCACCCCCAGTTACCTCACCAACGACGGCACTCCGGTGTGGATGTTTCGACGCGGGCAGCGGGTGCGTTTCTACGACGGCGTCGGCAACCAGGTGGGGCCAGAACAAGGCAATGTCGCGCCCGCTATCGCCTACGCCCACGATCAGAGGTGGGCTGCGCCGTCGCTCACGACACTGGCGTCAGCGCCCGCGCAGCGGCCCGGCCTGATCGGCGCCGCCCAGGATCATGCCGAGGCGCTGCGCTCCGATGACGCCGAAGCCGTCACTCGCACGAAGGCGCGGCTGGAATCCAGCTTGCGCCGCTCCCGGGCCGGCTCGACGGCGGCCCGGGAGCTGGCCGATCACGTCGGCGACGCCGGCACCGCGAATGACGCCGATCAGGTCGAGGCGCTGGCCGGCCGGATCCGGGAGGAAGCCCGCGCTCGGCGGGCGGCATCGGCCCGCAAGCGTCGCACCGTGCGGCGGCTGGAGCGCGATCGGATCCGGTCGCTGCTCGGTGAGGTGGAGAACGAGCTGGCTCGCCGGGCGCCGCCGCGGGCCGGCGCGACACCCAGCCCCGTGCCGCCGCTCTCCAACGAGCAGTACCACCAGCACGCGCAGCAGATAGAGGCAACGCTGGCGACAGTGCTGGCCGACGGCCGTGCCACCGATGTGGTGCACACCGTGGGCGGGGCCGGCGTGGTGTGGCTGCCGGAACGCGCGGCCCAGCATCGTGATGTCATCGACGCGCTGTGGTCGCGGGCCGACGCGGTACCCAACGGCGGCCGGGCGATGCTCTCCGGCGGACTGGGCGGCGCCGGCAAATCGACGGTGTTGGTCAAGGTGGTCGACCCCAACGACTATTTCACGATCAACTCCGATGCCGTGAAGGAAGAGATGGCGCGGCGCGGCATGATCCCCTCGGTGCCCGGCCTGAGCCCGATGGAGTCGGTGGCGCTGGTTCACGCGGAGTCCAGCCACCTGGCCAACCTGTTGGCCGCTCGCGCTTACGCGGCGCGCAAGAACGTGATCTGGGATATCACCATGGGTAACGCCGGCACCGCTGCGCGCCGGGTGACCGAGCTGCGCGATGCCGGATACACCGAGGTGAACGCGGTGTTCGTGGACATTCCGGTGGAGACCTCGGTGGAGCGGGCGCTGAGCCGGCATCGCCGCGGGCTGGAACGCCATCGTGGCGGCGAGGGTCTGGGCGGCCGATTCGTGCCACCCGAGGTGATCCGCTCGCACGCCTCACCCACCGCCAACTCGGTCAATCGAAACGTCTTCGATGGGCTGCGCGCCGAGTTCGACAACTGGGCGGTCTTTGACAATTCGGTGACCGGCCGGCCGCCGGAGTTGCTTGACAGCGCCGGTTCGCTGGGCGCGGCGCCGCCGGTGGCCATGGTGGAGGCCGGCGCCGACATGCTGGCGGTCAACTACCTGCGGATGCATGGCGAGGCGGGGGCGCGGACCAAGGTCGAGGCGTTGTCGCGAAAAAAGACGCGCAGTGCCCGGGAAGACAAGTTGCTGGCCGCGCTACGCGATGCGCTGGTCGCGAGAAGCCCGCTCGCGGGCTGACTTGTCGAACCGGGTCAATTCGGCTACTATTGGAAGTGGAAAGGAATCCGTCATGGTCAACGAGGTTAGTGACATCATGCGGGAGCTACAGTCCGACACAATCAGTACCGCCGCGGCGGCGAGGCGGCTGGCCGCGCTGGACTGGCCCGGTACCGGCCGATACGCGACACTGGCCGACACCGAGGACGATCCCGGCGCGCCTGGCCCGTTCATCGTGGTGGAGGGCGCCTTCGTCGATGGGCGGATCACCAGCGATCAGTACGCCGAGATTGTGACCGCGATCGCTGCCGCTCACCCCGTCGGCTAGCTATCGTTGAGCACTTACCCACCGGCGCGCCTACCCCACCCCAGGCGCGCCGGTTTCCTATGCTGAACCCCGCGCAACGCGGAGCGCCTGGTACTGACCGGCGTGGGTGATGTGCGAGTTGTCGCTGCTCGCCTCAAGGAGAACCCCCCATGCCTGAAACCGAATTCCGCACGGCCGCGACCAGCCGTCTCAAGGAGATCGCCGCCAAGCTCGACGACATCACCGCCAACGCCTTCAAAGTCGAGGGCAACAACATCGAGGTGCCGGAGGCGGCGGCCATCGAGTTCAAGAGCCTGATCGCCGAGCAGCGCGACATCCGCGAGATGCTCGGCGGCTTCGCCGAATACAAGAGCCTCGGCGAGCTGCTGGCCGCCGAGGACGAGCCGGCCACCGACCGCAGCGTCGCCGCTCAGACCGCCATCGCCGCGCTGCGCGGCGGCATGGAGTGGAAATCCATCGGCGAGCGCTTCATCGAATCCGAGGCATTCAAGAGCCGCGACCGGGCCAGCGGCGTCACCCGCACTCCGTTCGAGCTGGCCGAGGATCTGGCCTCGCAGGGCTTGTGGACACCCGGCCTGGAGAAAAAGGACATCTACACCGCGGCCGGCGGCACGCTGACCAACTTCGCCTTCGGCCACCCGCAGCGCGAGCCGATCGTGCCCCGCGCCTACCGCACCGCCCGGGTCCGCGACCTGTTCCCAGTAGCCACCACCAACGCCAACCTGATCGAGTACGTGCGGGTGCTCGGCTATGTCGACGGTGTCAACAATGCTGCACCGGTACCGGAGCGCGACGACGCCGGAACCAACTTCGGCCTCAAGCCGCACACCCAGTTGCTGCTCCAGCCGGCCCAGTCGCCGCTGCGCACCCTGGCGCACTACGAGCTGGCGCACCGCAACACGCTGGCCGACGAGCCGCAGCTCCGCTCCATCATCGACACCGAACTGCTCTACGGCCTACGCCTGGTGGAGGACGCCCAGATCCTCAACGGCGACGGCACCGGCGAAAACATCTTGGGCTTGCGCCGCACCCCCGGCATCCAGCAATACCCCGGCGTTCCGATCCCTAGCCCGTCGCCGGTACTGGCCACCGACACCATCGTCGACGCCATCCGCCGGGCCGCCACCCGGGTCATGCTGGCCTACTACGAGCCGACCGGCGTGGTCGTACACCCGTTCGACTGGGAGCAGATGGAGTTGACCAAGGACGCCCAGCGCAACTACGTGCTGGCGATGAACGTCAGTGTGGGCGCCGAGAAGCGCATCTGGCAGATGCCGGTGGTCTCCTCTCCGGCCATGACCCAGTTGCACGCCCTGGTCGGCGCGTTCGGCCTGGGCGCCAAGGTCTACGACCGCGAGCAGGCCAACATCCGCATCGCCGAGCAGCACGGTGACCTATTTATCAGAAATGCTGTGGTGATCTTGGCCGAGGAACGCGTTGGTTTAACCGTATCGAGGCCCGAGTCGTTCATTGATGTCGATCTTGACGCAGGGGCTACGGTCTGATCGAAATTGGGAAGTCGTAAGGTGAGGCGGCGGACCGGGGGAGCGCGAACCCTTCAGTCCGCTCACTTGGCCGCCGCATCCAAGCGCGCGGTAGGCCATGCGTGCTAGCGCAGCGGTCAGCCTGGTAGCTCCCGCCACCAGACTGACCCGCGCGCCTGACCCGTCCATGCCCACCGGGCGCTCTAGTCTGGCGGGTATGGACGGCGGCGCACTGGACAAGCTCAAGGCAACACGGCGCGGCGGCGGCCGGCCGGGCAGAGCGAGTCTGGGCGCGCCGGCCCCCTCCGCCACGCCGGATCAGCCGGTCGGCCAGCAGATTCAGCGATCCATGCCGTACTTGTTCGACCCGGCCGAGATGCCGATCGTGGTGGAGGCCAGCGGCTATCTGCCGCCGGCCGACTTCGACGAGTTCTATGTGGTGGCCGCGGTCGACGGCAACCGCAACGTGGTGCCCGACGGGTGCCGCACGCCGGTCAGCGTGCGGATGTGGGCGACCGGGCAGCACGTGCGTCGCGACGTTTACGCCGCCTACCTCAAAGAGCTGGGCGGGGAAGCCTACGAGCAGTGGCTGGCCGCCCAGCGGCCAGTAGAGACCGTCGACCTGCCCCCCTCCGACGAGAGTTCCGGCGGGTGAGCAATGGCGCTGGTCACCGCGACCCGGCTGAACAACTACATGAACAACCCAACCTGGTCCGATGATCAAACCACCGAGGCCGGGAAGATCTGCGAGCAGATCGAAGGCCGGCTCTCCGGTCTGCTCAACACTCCGCTGACCCCGGAGCCGTTCAGCGAGACCGCCGGAGTCCTTCAGTCCGGCCTGGTCGCCACCAAGTACCCGGTGTTCTCCGTCTCCTCGATCAACGGCACCGCCATCGCCGACGGCGATCCGCTGCCCACCGGGTGGATCATCCAGGACAACCGGCTGCGGGCGACTACCACGAGCGTCGAGCTGGCCGGGTTCACCCTGGGCAGCCTTATCTCCAGCTTGGGCACCCATCTGCGGGTTGACGGCATCGGGTCGGTGAACGTGGAGTATCTGGCCGGCTGGGGGCCGAAGCCGAGTCTGGTCGACGCCATCCTGGTCAAGGCGAAAGCCGTGATGACCAACCGGCACGACGACACCGTGACTATTCGCGAGCTGGATGCGACTCCGCCCCCGCCGGAGGAGGAGTACTGGAGCGAAGCCGAGCTGGCACCGCTCGGGATCTATCGCAACCTCGCGATCTTCCGCTGAAGGGGGAGGCCGTGACCGCTGAGATCCGCATCACCAGCAGGACCCTGCCGCGGCTGCGTCGACGTATCGCCGGCATGCGGGAGCGGGCGGCCGACCTGATGCCCGCGTGGGACGCGGTGGCTGACTGGTTCGCCGAGCAGGAGCGCGCCCAGTTCAGTACCGAGGGGACGCGGTGGGGGCAGCCGTGGGCGCCACTGAAGCCCGCCACGATCGCCGAGAAGCAGCGCCTGCACTATCCGCCCAATATTCTGGTGCGCACCGGCGAACTGGAGCGCTCGCTGACCGTCCGACCGCTGTCCATCGAGCGGCTTTCCCCCCGCCACATGATGTTGGGCACCCGGGTGCCCTACGCCCAGTTCCACCAGCGCGGCACCCCCACCATCCCCCGCCGCGCCCTGCTGGATTCCGGCCCGATCGCCCGCGAGGGCGCGATCGGCTCGGCGGTGGCCAGTTGGATCTTCCAGGGCAAGCCGCGAATCCGCGGACCGAGGTGACGTAGTGCGCAGCATTGACGTCCTCCGGCAGCGAATCATCGACCACCTGACGTTCGAGCTGCCCCGCAAGATTCCGCTGCTGCGAGTCGTCTGGGCGCTGGACGCCACCGGGTTGCCCGACATGAGCCGGATCATTGCCGGCGAGACGGTGGACGAGGCGATCGGCGGCGATGTCGAGGCCGGCGCCTGGGCAGTGACGAGCATCCCCCGTATCGCTCGTCCACCTCGCCCGATGGAGATCGACCCGGCCGGCCGGTTCGTCTTCCTCACGCGCTACGCATGCCAGATCGCGGTGTGGGCCCGTTCAGCGGAATGGGATGTCACCCGCTCGCAACGCGACCGGCTGGCGTTGGCCTGTCGGCTATGCCTACTCGAATACCCCAGCCTCAACTCCCAGACGTCGGGCGACACCGGCTACCGCCTGGTATTGAACAGCTTCACCGAGCAGTACGGCGTGCCCGTTCGGGTGCGCAACAAGGCCATCACGTGGGCTGGCGCGCTGCTGCTGTTCGAGGTGGATACCGAGGAGACGCTGGGCGACGGGTCCACCCGGACGCCGCTGGGTGACGTCGAGAGTTTGTTGCCCGCCGCGGACGCGGTGGGAGCCGATCAACCCATGCCGGAGGTCACGCCATGATCACCATCGTCAACCCGGGCACCGGTCCGGTGGTCTACGACGGGGAAGGCCACAGCGTCGGCGGCGGTGAGCGTTGCGAGGTCGCCGAGCTGCATTCCGCGGCCGAGCAGGCCATTGCGGCCGGTCACCTGTTCATCGAGAGCAAGGCGGAGTCGGGTGGCAAGGCGGGCGAGGCGAAGCCGGACCCCCCGGCGCGGCGCGGCGAAAAGAGCTGAGCCCAGGTGCCATGATTCGCAGCGACAGCGCATGCGGCTGCCGGAGGAGGAGAGCAAATGCCGGGTGTCATCGTCACCGCTGGCGCCGTGGCGGGCCCGTCCGCGCCAACCAGCGCCCCCTCGGGGACCTACTTCGTCACCGGCCAGGCCGAACGCGGTTCGGTCACCGCGGCTCAGCTCGTCACCAACCTGGCCGAATTCGTGACCCACTTCGGTGGCGCGGTCACCTACGGCGCGCTTTATGACGACGTCGCGATGTACTTCGAGGAAGGTGGCAGCCGCGCCTACGTGACGAGGGTCGTGGGCGCGGCTGCCACCACCGGCGCGCTGGCCGCGCCGCTGGACGACCAGGCGGGAACCCCCGT